AGCCGGTAACGGAGTGGTCGAGGCGGCGTCCGAGGCGGGTCTCACGAAGCTGCAGGTGGTGGAGGCGGACGGGGAGACGATTGTCGCGGTGCGGCGGCGGGGGCTGACGGCGGAGCAGAAGCGGGCGCTGGCGATTTACGATAACCGGACGGCCGAGCTCGCGGAGTGGAACGTCGAGCAGTTGGCGGCGGACCTGAAGAACGGGGAGGACTTGTCGGCGTTCTTCCTGGCGGACGAGCTGAAGGCCCTTGGGATAGAGACCGGCGAGGCCCCGGCGGGCGATCCGCGAACGCTCGCGGATCGGTTTGGCGTGCCGCCGTTTTCCGTCCTCGATGCGCGGCAGGGGTACTGGCAGGATCGCAAGCGGGCGTGGCTGGCGTTGGGGATTCAGTCGGAGCTCGGCCGCGGGGGGCTCACATGGGTCGGTGGAAACCGGACGCGTGAGGATTTGGACGATACCTCAAGGAAGATTCTGGACGCTACGACGACCGGCACGTCGATCTTTGACCCCGTGCTCTGCGAGCTCGTCTATCGCTGGTTCTGTCCGCCTGACGGCGTCGTCCTTGACCCCTTTGCCGGCGGGTCGGTGCGGGGGATCGTCGCCTCGAAGCTCGGGCGGCAGTATCTCGGGATCGATCTGCGGCCCGAGCAGCTTGCAGCGAACCGGGAGCAGGCGGCGGCGATCTGCGACGCCCCGGTCCCGATCTGGATCGAGGGCGATGCGGTCGAAGTCGCGGCGCTCGTTCCAGGCATCGCGGCCGATCTCGTCTTCTCGTGCCCGCCCTATGCCGATCTGGAGGTCTACAGCGACGACCCGCGGGATCTCTCGACACTCGAGTATGACGCCTTCCGCGCGAAGTACCGGGCCATCATCGCGGCCTGCGTCGGCCTGCTGAAGCCGGATCGCTTTGCCTGTTTCGTCGTCGGCGACGTCCGCGACCGGAAGGGGTTCTATCGGCGCCTCATCAGCGACACGGAGCAGGCCTTCGAGGACGCCGGCGCGCGCCTCTACAATGAGGCGGTCCTCGTCACGGCTGTGGGGAGCCTGCCGATCCGGATCGCGAAGCAATTTGAAGGGGCGCGGAAGCTCGGGAAAACGCATCAGAACGTCCTGGTGTTTTGCAACGGCGATCCGAAGCTCGCCACACAAGCCATCGGCCCGATTGAATTTGGCACGTTTGACGAGGATCTGACGACATGAAGGGGCGCAGACCGAAGCCATCGGCGTTGAAGCTGCTCCAGGGCCTGCCCGGTCGGCGCAAGCCGTCACCCAATGAGCCCGCGCCCACCCGTCTCAGCGAGACGACCCCGCCCGACTGGCTGGACGACGAAGCGAAGTCGGAATGGCACCGGATCGCGCCGATCCTTGAGCGCACCGGCGTGCTTACGGAAAGCGATACGGCGGCGCTGACGGCCTACTGTGAAGCGTGGGCGACGTGGAAATCAGCCACGCAGCAGATCCGCAAGTGGGGCATGGTCCTCAAGGGCAAGGACGGGGAGATCCCGAAGGTCTCGCCCTACGTCAAGATCGCCCACAACGCCCTCCTGCACATGCGGGCGCTCCTGGTCGAATTCGGGATGACGCCGAGCTCGCGCGCGAAGGTGCACGCCGCCAAGGGTGAGCCGCCAGCGGTCTCGAAGTGGGCAGGGCTCAAGTGAAGCGCAACGCCGGCAGCGATCGGGCCGTCGCCGTCATTAACCGTCTGACCCATACCAAAGGCCCGTTTGGCGGCCAGATGTTCCATCTCCGGAAGTGGCAGGAGCGGGACATCGTCCGGCCGTTGTTCAAGACGAACCCCGACGGGCGCCGGCAGTACCGGACCTGCCTCCTGATGCAGCCGCGCAAGAACGGCAAGTCGGAACTGGCCGCGGCGTTTGCGATTCACGGGCTGATGTTCGACGGGGAGACCGGCGGGGAGGTCTACAGCGCGGCGGCGGACAAGGACCAGGCGGCGCTGGTGTTCAACGTCGCGGCCCAGATGATTCGCAACGACCCGGAGCTCGAGGCCGACGTCGAGATCATCGATTCCCAGAAGCGGATCGTGCACCGCAAAAGCGGCAGCTTCTATCGCGCCATCTCGGCGGAAGCCTACAGCAAGCACGGCTTCAACGCGTCGCGGGTGATTTACGACGAGCTCCACGCCGCGCCCTCGCGCGAGCTCTATGACGTCCTGACGACCTCGATGGGCGCACGCGACCAGCCGCTCCTGATTGCCATCTCGACCGCGGGCTACGACCGCCATTCGATTCTCTGGGAGCTCTACGCCCACGCGAAGAAGGTCCGCGAGAATCCGGCGATTGACCCGACGTTTCTGCCGATACTCTACGAGGCGCCCGTGAACGCCGACTGGACCGACGAGCGGGTCTGGCATCAGTGCAATCCGGCGCTCGGGGACTTCCGCAGTCTCGAAGACATGCGGATTATGGCGGCGCGAGCCAAGGAGATCCCGGCGCAGGAGAACACCTTCCGCCGGCTCTATCTGAACCAGTGGACCGAACAGGCCTCGCGGTGGATTACGATGCCGGCGTGGGACGCCTGTCGCCAGACTCGGCTGAGCCTGACCGGCAGGAAGTGTTACGTCGGCATGGACTTGTCGAGCACGAAGGACTTGACGGCCCTCGTGGCGGTCTTCCCAGATGAGGATGGCGGCTTCGATGTCCTGGCGCAGTTCTTCGTCCCGAAGGACGCCATCGCCGAGCGCGTGACGCGCGACCGCGTGCCCTATGACCAGTGGGTCCGCGACGGGCACATCGTCGCCACGCCGGGGCCGGTGGTCGACTACGAGGCTGTGCGCGAGACGCTGAAGGATTGGGCGGCGGCGTTTCAGATCCGGGTGGTCGCCTATGACCCGTGGAATGCCACGGACCTCGTCACGCGGCTCGAGAAGCACGACGGGCTGAACTGCGTCAAGATGCGCCAGGGGTTTGCCAGCCTGAGTGCCCCGACCAAATCCCTGGAAAAAGCCATTCTGTCGAAGACCTTACGGCACGACGGCCATCCGGTCTTGCGGTGGAATATGAGCAACATCAGCGTCGACCAAGACCCGACGGGCAATCTCAAGCTGTCGAAACAGGTCAGCACGGAGCGGATCGACGGAGCCTCGGCGCTGGTGATGGCGATCGACGCGATGGATCGGCATTCCCATACGCCGGATCCGTCCTTCCAGATGTTTTTCGTGGGCAGGCGCTGATGGCTGACGAGCGGACACCGCCGAAGCCTCGCGGACGGCCTCCAGTGGCCATCAAGGGCACGTCAGTCTCCGCGTGGGTGCGCCCTGGCGAATACGATCGGCTGGTGAAGCTGGCCCATCAGCGCGAGACGTCCGTGTCGAAGCTGGTGCGGGAGCTGCTGATTCTGCGGCTGCGCTAATTTTCATTTGTAAAATAGGTACGTCAGCCGAGCGCATTTATCGTGGTGGCTCAAAGGAGCGAGCCATGCAACCACTATTGCCGTTTGCGGGAATCCCAGGGTCGAAGGGGTATATCTATTTTGCCACCGATGGCGACTTCGTGAAGATCGGATGGACGGGCATCTGGCCGCCGAGTGAGCGGATTCGGAAGCAACAGACCGGCAACGGGCGGCCGTTGTGGATTCTGGGCTGTATCCCAGGCACGCAACGTGCGGAGCGCGTCTATCACCGGAAGTTCGCGCATCATCGGGTGCGCGGGGAGTGGTTCAAGTTGTCGCCGGACCTGGAGCAGTTTATCCGCGCGACGCACATGATGGACTTCATGGATATGGTGGCCTGAGATGAAGAAGCGTGGACGACCCTGTATTAGCTCCGACGGGTCGACGTCTGCGAGCACCGTGCTGCCGGTGAAAACATATGACTATCTCTATCGATGTGCTGAGGCGAGGCGTCAGCCGATGTCGGCATATCTGAGAGATTTACTGATGAACGCGACGAGTCCATCGGAAGAAGATGTCATAGATGATGATGTTCCTGAACGGATGCTGGCGCTGCCACGGCTGGTGCAGCGGAAGCTCATGGAATTGCGCGGTCTCTACTAATTTTCCTACTAAATAAAGGCTGGGCTTTGGCGTGCGGCCCATGATGGGCCGTGCAGCACCGCGCGTGGTCCACGCTCGAGATCAAAGCCGTCGACCGCGCGCAGCGCATCGTGGAAGGCGTCGCCTCGACGCCCGACGTCGACCGCGGCGGCGATGTCATGGACCCGAATGGCGCGCAGTTTACGCTGCCGATGCCGTTCCTGTGGCAGCACGGCAACCCGATCGGCGAAGTGTTCGCGGCCAAGGTCCAGGCCGACGGCATCCACATCAAGGCCCGGATCTCGACCCTCGACGCCTCCGCGCCGCAGTCCCTGAAAGACTTCATCGACACGGCCTGGCATTCCATCAGCGCGCAGCCGCCGCTCGTGCGCGGGCTGAGCATTGGCTGGAGCCCGATCGAATCCGAGCCGGTCAAAGGGACCCGGTTTACCCGCTTTCTCAAGTGGGTCTGGGGCGAAACCAGCGCCGTCGTTGTGCCGATGAATGCGCGCGCGACGATCACCGCGGTCAAATCTTGCGACACGTCCACGGCAGCCGCGTCAGGCACGCCTAGACGGTCATCGTCCATTCCCGGCGCCACGGGTTCTGTTCCGAGACCTCCCATGCAACCCACGTCCGAACGACTGACGGCCGAAAAGGCCAATCTCCAGATCAAGACGGCCCGGCTCGAGGAGCTGGACGTGAACGAAGACAACGGCACCCTCGAGGATGGCGACGTCGCCGAACGCGAGACCCTCATCACGGAAGTCAAGTCGCTGACGGCCAAGGTCGACCGGCTCAGTGCCATCGAAGCCGCGCATCGGTCGGGCGAGATGGGCCAACTGACGCCCGTCTCCAGCCATCGGGGCACTCCGCCGGCGCGGATCGACGTCGTCGACCACGTCAAGGCGCTCCCGAAGGGCACGCTGTTTACCCGCTACGCGATGGCGGTCGCCGCCGGCCGTGGCAGCATGTCCGACACGCTCGCCTATGCCAAGCGGTGGAACAGCCAGACCCCGCAGGTCACGGCCTACATCAAGGCCGTCGAAGGCACGTCGACCGTTGCCACGAACGATTGGGGCGGCGAGCTCGTCAACCCGTCAACGATCGCGACCGAGTTCGTCGAGCTCCTCATGCCGCAGACCATCATCGGTCGGGTCTCGGGCTTCCGGCGCGTGCCGTTCAACATCCCGATCATCACCCAGACCGGCGGATCGACGTTCGCGTGGGTCGGCGAAGGGGATCCCAAGCCGGTCGGCGAACTGGCGTTCTCGCGCACCACGCTCGGGTATCACAAGGTCGCCGGCATCGTCGTGCTGACCGAGGAGCTCGTCCGGCTGTCGAATCCGGCGGCCGAGGAAACCGTCCGTCGGGATCTCATCGACCAGTGCGCGGAGTTCCTCGACGAAGCGTTCATCCAGATCAGCAAGACGGCCGGGGCGAACAACCCGGCGTCGATCACCAATGGCGTCTCGGCGCCGAACGCGTCGGGCACGACCCTGGCGGCCTTGATGGCCGACCTCAACACGGCGCTCGGCACGTTGACGGCGGCGAATCTGCCGCTCGACGGGCTGGTCATCGTGACGACCCCGGAAGTGGCGGTCCGGCTGAGCCTGATGGTCACGAGCCTGGGCGTCGCGCCGAGCGGCTTCACCATGACGCCGACGGGGGGCACGCTGCTGGGCTATCCGGTCATCGTCTCGAACTCGGTAGACGCCGACTCGCTGGTCATCTTCAAGCCGTCGGAGATTTTCCTGGCGAGCGATGACCGCGTGACGATCGACGCGAGCAACCAGGCGACGCTCGACATGGCGGGCACCTCGACGCCGACCTTCTCGCTCTGGCAGAAGAACTGCGTCGGTCTCCGGGCCGAGCAGTGGATCACCTGGGCGAAGCGCCGGGCGACGGTGGTCGCGGTCATCGACACGATCGCTTACGTGCCGGGCACGTAAGGTTCATGCACCCGGGGTGCGTCCGTTGGGGCGCATCCCGGATCCGTCTGGAGGCGTATGGCGCTGGTGTGTCTGGTGGCGCGGCGGGTGTTTCCCTATGCGGGCCGGACCGTCGTCGCCGGGGAAGTGTTCGAGGCGCAGTCCGAGCGCGACGCCCTGCTACTCACCGCTATCGGGCATGCGATGCCGCTCCCTGACGACCGTGTGCGCGCGGAGCCGGCATGAACTGGCTCACGAAGACCTTTGCCGGTTGGCGCCAGAAGTTTGCCGGGTCGCTGGTCAGCGTGTCCGGGTCGCGCGGCTGGTGGCCCCTGATTCGGGAACTCACCACGGGCGGCTGGCAGCGCAACGAAGACGTCCACGTCGATACCGTCCTCAGTAACCCCACGCTCTACGCCGTCGTCACGCTGATCGCGGGCGACATTGCGAAGCTCCGGCCGAAGCTCGTCGAGCAGGATCGCAACGGCATCTGGACGGAAACCTCCAGCGCGGCCTTCTCGCCCGTGCTGTATCGGCCGAATCACTATCAGCTGTGGATCGAATACGTCGAGTGGTACATGCTCTCGAAGCTGAACCACGGCAACACCTACGTCCTCAAGGCTCGAGATGACCGGAATGTGGTCTCGGCGCTCTACGTGCTCGACCCGTTCCGCGTCAAGCCGCTGGTGGCGACGGACGGCAGCGTGTTCTATCGGCTGTATGTCGACGAACTGAACCAGGCGGAGGACGTGGTCGTGCCAGCGCGCGAGATGATCCACGACGTCATGTGCCCGCTGTTCCATCCGCTCGCGGGGGTGTCGCCGATCTATGCGGCGGGCTATCCCGCCATGCAAGGGCTCAACATCCGCAACGCGTCCGACAAGTTTTTCACCAACGGGTCGAAGCCTGGGGGCGTCCTGACGGCGCCGGGCGCGATCAGCGATGAGACCGCGTTACGGCTCAAGACCTATTGGGACACCAACTTCTCCGGCGACAACACGGGCAAGATCGCGGTCCTCGGGGACGGGTTGCGCTACGAGGGCATGGCGATGACGGCCGAGCAGTCCCGGCTCGTCGAGCAGTTGCACTTCACCGACGAAGACATCTGCAAGGCCTTCCATATGCCGCGGCACAAGGTCGGCGTCGGGCCGGATCCGACCTACAACAACATCGAAGCGCTCAATAAAATGTACTACTCGGACTGCCTGCAGAAGCTGATCGAGAAGTTCGAGGTGAAGCACGACGACGCGTTCAATCTCCGGTATGTGCCGGAGCGGACGCTCGGCATCGAGCTCGATCGCGCGGCGCTCTTCGAGATGGACTCGAGCGCGAAGGCGGACGCGGCGACGAAGGCCATCCAGGCAGGGATGAGCCCGAACGAGGTCCGGTTCCGGTTCTACGACCTCGGGCCCGTGCAGGGCGGGGAGTCGCCGTACATCCAGGAGCAGAATTGGCCGTTGCGGCTGCTGTCTCAGCGGGAACTCCCGGCACGGGAACCGACGGCGCCAGCGCCGATGCCGCCCGTCGAGGGCGAAGTCGTCGAGGACGAGGAAGAGGCGCCGGAGAAGATGCTGGCGCTCCCGCGGATGGTGCAGCAGAAGCTGCTGGCGTTACGAGGCACGGCATGATCACGGCTGATGTCCTGTCGGATTTGATTGCGACGGCGGTGCATCAGGCGACCGCGCCGCTCCTGGTGAAGATTGCGGTGATCGAGGCGCGCGCGGCGATTCCCGGGCCTCCGGGTGTCGCGGGGCCAGCCGGCGCTCCAGGTGAGCGCGGGGAGCAGGGCGCGACTGGCGCGGCAGGCCAGGACGGCGCGAATGGCCTCGACGGCAAGGATGGCGCGCCAGGGCTCGCCGGGAAAGACGGCCGTGACGGCGTCGACGGTAAGGACGGGGCGCCAGGCTTGGCAGGGAAGGACGGCGCGGACGGCATGGACGGCAAGAATGGGTCGGCAGGCCTAGCTGGCAAAGATGGCGCGGATGGTCTGGCGGGGAAGGACGGCGCCGCGGGCCGCGATGGGCGCGACGGGAAGGACGGCGCCGCTGGCCTCACGGGTCGCGATGGGGTCGCCGGCCTCGACGGCAAGGACGGTGCCGCGGGCCTCAACGGCACCGATGGGAGAGACGGCCTTGATGGGAAGGATGGCGCGCGCGGCCTGGACGGGAAAGACGGGGCAGATGGTCTGGGCTTTGACGATGCTGACCTGGTCTTTGCTGAGAGCACGGGTTATACGCTCCGGCTCGCGCAGGGCGACCGCGTCAAGGCATGGCCGATCCCGATCCCGTTCGATGCCGGCGTCTGGCAGGCCGGGCGGACGTATCCCAAGGGGGCCGTCGTGACGCGGCAGGGGGCGCTGTGGATTGCCCAGAAGGACGTCAGCTTGGCTCGGCCGGGGGATGAAGGCGAAGCCTCGCGCGCGTGGCGCCTGAGCGTCAAGGGGGGCAAGGACGGCAAGCCGGGGCCGCCGGGACGGGACGGGTCCAACGGATGACGATCTATCATCGAGCGATCTGGCTCTCGCGCGTGAGCGGGTGGGATTGGGTGTGGATTGTCCTATGACGATCGTTCCCAAGCTCTGGCCCGGATCGACGGTGGTCTGTATCGCCACCGGTGCGAGTCTGACGCAGGCCGATGTCGACGCCTGTCGGGATCGTGGCTTTCGCGCGATTGCCATCAACAACGCCTATACCGTGGCGCCGTGGGCCGACGCGCTCTATGCCGGGGATCAGAAGTGGTGGCAGTGGCATCAGGGGTGCCCGACCTTCACGGGCCGGAAATACACGCTCGAGCCCCAGAAGATTCGCTGGCCAGGGCTGGAAGTCCTCCGGCGGGACGGGTCGCACGACCCCGGCCTCTGCCTGACGCCGGACGGGCTGCGGACGGGCTACAACAGCGGCTATCAGGCCATTAACCTGTCGGTGCATTTCGGGGCCAGCCGGATCGTGCTGTTGGGCTATGACATGCACGGGGGGCACTTCTTCGGCAAGCATCCCGACGACACGGCGCCGCCGTTTCACTTGTGCATTCCCCACTTTGCCACGCTGGTCGAGCCGCTGGCGGCACTGGGCGTCTCGGTCGTCAACTGCACGCCCGGATCGGCGATTCCGTATTTCCCGCGCGCCCCGCTCGCGTCCGTGCTCGCCGAGGTCGCGGCATGACCCGCGTCTTTGGCGTGGATTATCAGTTCCGCGCCTGCGGATCGGTCTTCACCGAGGGCCTGCATCATGCGGCCGACGCGCTCGGGCTGGTCTATACCCATGCGGACTGGACGGTGCTCCCGGCGCAGATCACCGCGTTTCGACCGGATCTCGTGCTGGTCGTGCATGGGCGCAAGTTTGCCCAGCACCGGATGCGGAAGATGAAAGCGGGGGCCGCTCAGACGGCCGTCTGGCTGCTCGATGAGCCGTATGAGGTGGATGATACGGCGTCGTGGTCGTCTCGCTTCGATCACGTGTTCGTGAATGACCCGGCCAGCCTGCCTCGGCATGAACGGTCGTCCTATTTGCCGGTCTGTTATGACCCTGTGGTCCACGTCGCAGGCACGCAGCCCCGGCCGCACGCCGTCGGATTTATTGGCGGGGGGAATGCGACCCGGGACACCTATCTCGGGGCCCTGGCCGACCTGGGCCTCCTGACCTATGCCATCGGCGGGCCGTGGTCCCATGCGGGCGTCCAGCGGGTCTGTCGCGCGCTGAACATCCCGGCCAAAGACGTGCCGCCGCTGTATCGGCAGACCCGCCTCGTGCTCAACGTGTTTCGGGAGCAGCATCACTTCAACCGCGAGCACCTGCCGGCGACCTCCCTGAACCCGCGCGTCTATGAGGCCCTCGCGTGCGGGGCGCTGGTCGTCAGTGAATGGCGCCCGGAGATCGAGACGGTCTGCCCCGAGCTGCCGACGTTCCATTCCGTGGCGCAGTGCCTCGAGGTGGTCATGGGACTGCTCGCCGATCCGGATCACGCAGAACAGATTCGGCAAGCGTGCTGGGCGCGCATCCAGCCGCACACCTACGCGGCGCGGCTCGCGCGCGTGCTCGAGCGGTGCGGGCATGAGGCCGCCGCATGAAGGCGACGACGTTTCGAACCGTAGTGGGCACGGCGCAGACGCCGACGCCGCACGTCAGCATCGTGTCGACGATCTATGACCGCACGGCGTGCCTCTCGACCTGTCTCCGCTCGATTCAGCGCAGCGGCTATCGCGACCTCGAGCAGATCGTGGTGTCGGATGCTCCGGGGCCAGCCGTCGAAGCGGAGATTACGCGACAAGTGCAGGCGCTCGCTGACCCGCGCGTGCAGTATCTCGCGCTCGACCACAGGGCGAACGATTGGGGCATCACGCCGGCCGCCGTAGGCCTGCGCGCGGCGACCGGAACGTATGTCGCCTTCCTCAGTGATGACAACGCCTATCTGCCGACGCATCTCGGGCCGCTGGTAGCACTGCTGGACGCTGAGCCGACTCTCGGCTTTGTCTACTCGTCGTGCCTCTATGATGGGCGCGTGCAGTTGGCGGCGGCCCCGCCGAGGGGCGGCAAGATTGACCTGGGGCAACCGCTGTTTCGTCGCGCGGTGTTGCAGGCGCAGGGCGTCGACGATCTGCCGTTTCACGCCCACGCCTGGGACTGGTATCTGATCGAACGGCTGATGGGCGCGGGCGTGCCGTGGCGGCATCATCCTGCGGCGACGTTTCTCTTTCGAGCGGCGGCGTATCCGCAACTCGTCGGGGTGGCCCGTGAGCGACGAGGAGGCCCTGATGCACCGTGAGGCCCTCCAGTTTTTCCACGCGGCCCTGCAACGGATCCCCCACCGCCGGGTCGTGGTGGAAATTGGCGCCCGGAACATCAACGGGTCGCTGCGCTCGCTGTTTACGCAGACGCCTCCCCAGACGTATGTGGGCATCGACCTCGTGCCTGGGCCGTGCGTCGACGTGGTCGCCAACGGCGCCACCTATACGCCGGCGTCGGTGCCCGACGCGGTGCTCTGTGCGGAGGTGCTCGAGCATACCGAGCACGCGCAGGCGATTTGCGATAACGCGTGGACGATGCTCGGCCCTGACGGCGTGTTCGTCGTCTCGGCCGCCGCCCCGGACCGCCCGCCGCATTCGGCGAAGGATGGCGGCCCCATTGACGACGGCGAGTTTTACCGCAACGTCGACCCCGCCGTGCTCCGACAGTGGCTGCGGCGATTCGAGACCGTGGAGGTCGAGCATCACCCGGACCGGGGCGACGTCTATGCGGTGGCGTGGAAACGAGACGTCACAGGGCCGACCTGATGACATCTGGCGGCCGGAAGTGATCGCATTGCTGGGGCACGATTGATATGGCTGATCTCGTCACGCTGACGCAGGCGAAGAATCATCTGGGGCTGCCGCTGGCCTTGACGGACAACGATGACGACGTGCGGCTGAAGATCAGCCAGGCGAGCGACACCGTCATCGACTACCTCAAGAGTCGCGCGGATCTGTCGTGGACGTCGGACAGCGTGCCCGGGCCCGTGCAGGCGGCCTGCTTGCTGCTGCTGACGCATTTCTACGAGAACCGGGGCCAGGACCAGCAGGCCGACATGGCGGTCTGGGAGGCGGTCGGGAGGCTGCTGGTGCGGTATCGGGATCCCGCGCTCGCGTGACCTATGGACACCGGACAACTGCGCCATCGCGTCACGCTACAGACACCGGGGGCCGCGGTCCCCGATGGTGAGGGCGGTTACACTGACAGCGTCACGACGCTCGTGAGCCGTGCGCCCGCGTCCGTGGAGCCGGCGACGGCCCGGATGCTCGAGCGCATCGGGGCGAACACGGTCACGCCGATGGCCACGCACCTGGTGACGTTGCGGTATCTGTCAGGGGTGACGACCAAGACGCGGGCGATCTTTCACGACGTCACCGATCGCGACTTCGCGGTGACGGGCGTCTTTGACACGGACATGCGGCATCGCGTGCTGGTGCTGACGTGCGCGGAGCGGGTGACGGTATGAGCCAGAATCGACTCGTGTTCGATGGACTCGCGGAACTCAAGGCCGCGCTGCAAAACCTACCCAAAGAGCTGGTCGGTGAAGCCAGCAACGAAGCGTTGGGCGCCGCCAACGGGGCGGCGGTGGATATTCGACGCGGCTATGCGCCGACGGCTGAATCGCTGGCGCAGGCCGTGGTGGTCCAACGTGACGCGGTCAGTCAGAACGGCGCCTGGGTCGCCGGTGCCCGAGTGATCACACGGCACAAGCTCGCGTGGATCTTCGAGAACGGCACCCAGACGCGGGCGTATGTCACGGCGCTCGGCAACACGCACCGGACCGGGGCGATGCGTCCCCAACACGTGTTCGTCCCGGCCGTCATGCGCGCGCGGCTGCGGTTCTATCAGCGCTTGGCAGACCTGCTGCGGCGCAAAGGGTTACTGGTGAGCGGTGGCTGATACCTCCGACATCGACGCGGCCGTGGTCGGGCGCCTGCTCGCGGACGCCACCTTGATGGCCCTGATGCCCGACGGCGTTTATTGGGACGTCGCCAAACAGGGCGCCACGCGGTTCGTGATCGTGTCGCAAGTGTTCCACCTCGACGCGCCGATGCAGGCCACGACGGCCTATGAACAGGTCACATATCTAGTGAAGGCGGTCGAGCTCGCGACGAGCGGTGCGAACATCCAGGCGGCGGCGGCACGGATCAACGTGCTGCTGCACGATACGACGTTCACGGTCACAGGCTACAGCCTGATGAATAGTCAGCGGATCGAGCGCGTGCGGTATGTGGATCCAGACCCCGAGGATCCAGATGTCAGATGGCAGCATCGGGGCGGACGATATGAACTCACGGTATCCCCCTAGGGTCGGGCAAGTGGTCTACACGTAAAGGAGTCAGTCATGGCGCGTATTCACGGCAAGAGCGGGCAAGTGCTCATGGACGAGTCGGGCGGCAGCCCGTATACCCCCACCGAAGTGGCGGACATCTCCGCCTTTACCCTCAACCTCTCGTCGGAGCGCGTGCCGGTCACGTGTTTCGGCGATACCAACATCGTGCGGGTCACGGGCCTGCCAGACTTCAGCGGGACGGTCGCGGGGTTCTGGAACAGCCTCACGTCTCCACGGCTCTTTGACGTCGTTCTGGCCGGCTTACCCGTCGACCTCAAGCTCATCCCGAGTCGCAACGAGGCCACGTTCTTCTTCGAGGGTCTGGCGAACATCGACGGCTCGATCGATGTCTCCGCGACAGGTGCGGTCTCGTTCGCGGGCACGTGGGACGCGGCCGACAACTGGACGATGGCGCCCTAAGGGCTGGCCATGACGACGGGCGGATTGATCCGCGCGGGCGTGGGCTACATCACGTGGTCCTACTACCGCGCGGGTTCCTGCACGCAGGTCACCGTCTCGCGCTCGACGCCTCACATTGCGTGCAAGTGTGCACGGTGCGCGGAGGGGCGCTGGATGCTCAGGGCGACGCTCGTCTTGTCGGATGCATTCAAGTTGTCGAAGAAGCCGCTGTTGTTCGTCGTGCCGACAAAGAAGGGCGACATGGTCTGGCCGATTACCGACCTGGAGATCAAAGACCGGGCGGTGACGGCCTCGCTCGGGACACCGTTATCGGAGGGGAGTGTGGTCCGTGGGGTTTGACGCGTTCGTCCAGCCGAAGAAAGTGCGGCTGTCGCTCAGTCACGATTCGTTCATCGACATTCGCGACCGGCTCAATGCCGGCGAGCTCGAGGACTTGCATGCCATCTGGCAACCGCTGATCACGCCTGGCCAGGGCGTGAAGATGCAGACGCGGCAGGTCCGCTTCGCGAAGGTGCAGGCGTATCTGCTCGGCTGGTCCTATACCGACCACGGCCAACCCGTCGAGGTCAGCGAGGGGGCGATCAACAGCCTGGCGCCGGAAGTGTTCTCGGAGATTCACCGGGCGATCGAGCGGCACGAGTGGCAGCGTGATGCAGAAATCGAGGAACAGAAAAAAAACCCGTCTGGCGCGACCGAGTTGAGCGAAACCTCGCCATCTGTCGCGCCATGAACGGCTGGCGGTACGCCTGGGTCGAGGAGTTACCGCCTGAAGTGTATGAGGTCTTAGTCACATGGTTGACGCGTCCTCCTGAAGAGTAGCGCATGGCCATCACGGGAAAATTCGTCGCCGACTTTGCCAGCTTCCAGGACGCGGTCCAGAAGGCGACGGTGTCGCTCGTGGGCATGGAGACCGGCGCCGGCAAAGTTTCGACCAGCCTCAACAAGATGGTCGACCAGTTCTCGGGTCGGAAGATCATCCAAGACGCGGAGCTGATGTCGCAGGCGTTCGAGCGGTTAGCCCAGGCGGGCATCGGTCTCACGAACGCCGAACTGCAACGGATGGGCCGCGTGGCCGACGAGGCCATCGCGAAGCTCAAGGCGGGCGGGCAAGAGGTCCCGCCGGGGATGCAGAAGATCGCGGACGCCGCGAAGAACATCAAGCCCCAGCTCGATCAGGCCTCGAGCGGCATGGACCGGATGTTTACCACGCTGAAGTCGATTGGCGGCGTGCTCGGGATCGCGTTCTCGGCCCAGGCGCTGGTCGGGTTTGTCGGGAGTGTGTTCACCGCGGCCAGCTCGGTCAAGGATTTGTCGGATCGCTTGGGCGTCTCGACGGATGCGGTCCAGCGATTCAAGTTTGCGGCCGAGCAGGGCGGCGGGTCTATTGATGACGTCGGCGCGTCGATCGCCAAGATGAACGACAACCTGGCGACCGGATCGAAAGAGACCTACGAGGCCATCAAGTTGCTCGGTCTCAGCTTCGACGCGGTGCGCCGGCAGAGTCCCGAAGACGCCTTCCTGGGAATCACGGACGCACTGAAGAACATTGAAGATCCGATGCTCCGCACGCGGCTGCAAATGGACTTGTTCGGCAAGGCCTCGGCGGGCATCGGCGCGCAGATCGCGAGCGGGTTTAGGGAAGCGTCCGATGCCGCGGACATCATGTCGGCCCAGACGATCAAGGACTTGGAGGCGGCGCACCAGGCGTGGGAAAACCTCGGGAATAAGGTCGTCATTGTCAGCGGGAACATCATCGCGAGCACGATGCGGACGGTGTCGCAGGCCACCAAGAGCTGGCAAGACTTCCTGGTGTTCGTGAGCAATGCCACGACGATGGGCGTGGGGGCCGCCGCTGCGTTGGCGAGCGCGACGGCGGAGGCGGCCAGGGCGGCGCAGGCGATCGACTCCGTCTCGTCCGGGGGCGCGCTGACCCGGCAGGCGGCGATGGCGGCCGGGTTCGCCGCCACGAAGGTGGAGATGGCGGCGGCGGCCGAGGCGGCGAAGCAACTGAAGTCGGCGATGGACGCCGCGGCACAGGCGGGCGTCAAGTCGTACAAGGATCACCAGAAGCACCTGAAGGACATGGCCGACCAGACCGAGGCCGTCAACCTCCAGATGCACATCTTGGTCAAGGACAGGCTCTCTGAGCTCGGCACGCGTGGCGTGCTCCATTTGCGCTCGACCTCTGACGAAGCGGTACGGCTGGGCCTGGCGCTCTCGGGCAATATGCCGGTCGTGGCCGGGCTCGGGAGAGAGTTCGAGCACGTCGGCGCCAAAGTGCAGGTCGTGGTGCCGAAGCTGGAGACGTTCAAGCTCAACATGAGCGACCTGTCACGGGCGATGGCTGAGCTCGCGACCGTGTCGACCGGTAGTTTCGGCGCGATGGCCAGCGGATTCGCGTCCCTCATCAATGCCGCCAACGCCGCCTCGAAAGCCATCGACAACATCAAGGCCGGGTCCAAGGCCGGGTTCAGCATGGACGGCATCCTGGGCATGGCGACGGGCATCATGGGCGTCGTCACGGCAGCAGCGACGGCCATCAACGCGATCAAGCAACTCTGGTCGGTGTTTGACCGCAACAAGGGCCGCGACGCGGTCGAGGACTTCGCGGAATCCTTCGGCGGGTTCGATGCGCTGCACAACAAGCTGCTCGAGCTCGGGGATGCCGGCGAGGCGCTGTGGGTCAAGTTGACCCAGGGCGTCGGGCGCAACAATCCCGAGCAGGCCGCGAAGGTCATCGCGGAAGTCGAGGCGGCGCTCGCGCGCCAGGCGGAGGCGCAAGACGACGTTACCGGCGCCACCGAGGAGCAAGCCCAGGCCACCATCGAGACGGCCAGCCAGGCCGCCAAGGCGCTCGACGAACTCACGCCGCGGCTGAAGGCGAACGAAGACGAGTGGCGCTCCTGGGGCGACGTCGTCACCGCGCAGATTCAGAAGATTGCGGACGGGATGCGCGGGCTCCAGATGCCGTCGCCCTCCGGTGGGGGTGGTGCGCTCCCCAGCGCGGCGGCCATTTCCCAGGCGAGCGCAGTGCAGTCGCAGAGCACGGTCATTGTGCATTCCTACATCGATGGACGGGAGGCCGCCCAGGGCGTCGCGCCGTATATTCCCGGCGTCGTGCAAAGCTACGGGTTGGCCTGATGGCGATCGTCCTGACCGTGGGCGGCGCCACGCAACTTCCTGTGGTGGGGTCGCTGCGGATTGCGAAAGTCGCGAACGGGCGTGGGACGGCGTCGTTCAAGTTGAAGTCGCTCGCCGGCACCTACCGGCCGGCCTTGGATGCAGAGGTCATCATCACGGAGAACGCCACGCGCATCTTCGGCGGCCTCCTAGACCGACCCAGGGAACGGGGCATCGTGGACGGGTCGAGCGTCGGCATCATGACCACGATGGATGCCGTGGACTTCAACGCCTACACCGAGCGGGTCCATGTCAACGAGACGATCCCAGCCAGCACGCTCGAGGATGCGCTGACGATCATCGTCGCCAACTACCTGACTGACTACGGCGTGACGCTGGACGCGGGACAGGTGACGGGGCCCTCGCTGCCGGAGCTCGCCTATGCCTACGTGAAAGTCTCCGAAGTGCTGAACCAGTTGGCGACGCTGACGGGCGAGGTCGGGGAGCCCTACGTGTGGCGCATCGACGACTTCAAAGTCCTCCGAATGTATCAGCCGAGCACGACGCCGGCCTCGTTTGACCTCGTGGGCGAAGCGATCCCGGAAGTTCTGGGCGACCTTGAAGTCGAGTCGACGCGCGGCACCGCGTATGGCAACCGGGTCATCGTGCGGATGCCGCCCAACACGGAGATGAACCGCACGGAGACGTTTACCGGCGACAACACGACGACCGTCTTTCAGCTCCAATACACGCCGTTCGCGACGCGGGGCTATGTCATGACGGACTTTGCCCTCAACTGGATGGAAACCCTGAGCGCCCCTGGGGGCGGCGGGACGTGGGAACTCGACCCGGTCGCCAATACGCTCGAGCGCGTCACGGGAGCGCCGTCGACGGGGGCGGATATTCGGTTCACGTTCGATGGGACGTTCTCCGGCTTAGGGATCGCGGAGGACGCGGGGGAGATCGCCAGCTTCGGTCTGTGGGAGCGCGTCTTTACGCTCGAGGCCATCCCGTCGAATACGACCGCGCAGGCCCTCGCGGATGCCTACCTCGCGCAGTCGTTGCCGGTCACGAAGACCATCAAGTATCGGACCCTCGAGCTCGGGCTAACACCAGGGCAGAGCCAAACGGTCACCATTGCGCGTCGCGATCTCAGCGGGACGGCAGTTGTGACGGATGTCAACATCAGCGACCTTGTGATCCAGAAGGTCAACGTCCTGGTCCGCGACGTCACGGCTGTGGTCGATGCCGCCCAGACCAATCTCGGCCGAGGCTGGCGGGACGTCTATCGGCTGTGGGCCGGCGACAAGACGGGTTCGAGCGCCGTCGCGGCCGGGACGACGGTCGGCCCCGGCGTCCCGCCTGGTCCGGGTAGTGGCGTCACCGACAGTTACGTCATCAAGACCGCCGACGAGACGGTCACGGCGAGCGCCGCGCTCCAGGACGACGACCATCTCGCGTGCCCCCTGGAGGCGAGCGCTGTCTACCTGATTGAGTTGGTGTTTTTGTTCGACTCGGCGAATACCACGCACGATATGAAGATCGGCTGGACCTACCCGACCGGGACTACGATGCTCTGGGCCCCCCAGGCGCGCGGGGCGGAGAACTACTGGATCCCCCTCGGCGCGGCCAACTTTCAGACCGCGCTCCTGACCGAGACCACCGTCTTAGATATGGGCACCTCCGGGGTCGCCGGCATCTGGGGCGCGTGGTTCATGGGGATCGTGTCGGTGAGCACCACGGCTGGGACGTTGCAGTTCCAATGGGCGCAGAATACGTCGGACGCCGGGGCGTTGGTCGTGAAGCGCAACTCTTTTCTGCGGTATCGGCGATTGATCTAGCTTCGCTATCGGAGGACGGCGAGGCGTTGGAGCGTTCATCATGGCTGCGAGTTTCCCTGGGTCGTTGGCATATGACCACGCTCGACATCGACAAGCGCAACGGCCATGAAGCCAAAGACTGGGCCTCGCTCCGGGAATGGACCCGGGCCATCGGCATCATGGGCGTCGGGTCCGTCATTGCCTTGTATCTCGTCTATGTCGGGGCCAACGAGATCCCCAAGCTGCTCCAGAATCAACGCGACCAGTTGGCGAAACAGGACCAGATCCTCGCCAATCAGCACACGATCATGGGCCAGAATGCGACCATCATTCGGAGCGTGAAGCGCGCGTGTGAGAACGCGGCGAAGGACACGTATGCCAGAGACCGTTGCGACTGAGCGGCAAGTGCGAATCATTATTGCGGTGGTCGGCCTGATGGTGGCCTTCGTGCTGGTCGTGGGCGCGGTGGTCGTGCTGCGGGTGCGCGTGACGTATGACCTGCAGTCGCAGTTCAATCAGCATCGGATCGAGCACGAACAGCTGACCACTCAGAGCGCGGTGCAGAATCGGGACGTGATCGCTCGGGTCGATAGTCTGGAGCGGGTGCTCTTTGGGGATGTCGTCACCAAGCTCATGGAGCAGGAAGCCAAGACGAAGCCGATCGCGCCGCCCGTGCGGTTACAGCAGTGGATGGTCAACCGGGACAAGGACATGCGTGAACGGTTGGAACGCATCGAGCGGCGACTACTCCAGATTGAGAGCGGGAAATGACCGACGACGAGATCATCGACGGGATTCTCGTGCACGAGGGCGGGTATGTGAATCACCCGGCCGATCGGGGCGGGCCGACGAACTACGGGATCACGCAAACGACGCTCGCGCGCTGGCGGAATGGCCCCGTCTCGGTCGAGGACGTCCAGGCGCTCACGGTCGAGGAGGCGCGGACGATTTACCGGGCGCTCTACGTGACGCCGTTTCTCGGGGTGGCCCAGGACATCAAGCCGCACGTCGTCGACATTGCCGTCCACAGCGGACCCGGACGGGCGCGGCAACTCCTCGCGCTGGCCGAGCGCCCCCGGCCGGGGCCCTCGCTCGGGTCGCGGCTGGTGCTCGAGCGGTTGGAATTCTTCGCCGACCTCGTCAAGAAGGACCCGACGCAAGCCGTGTTCCTCAAGGGGTGGATCCGTCGGGCGTGTTCGTTTCTGGCGTGAGGGACCGATGAGCTGGTGGTATCCCCGCTTCAACAAGACTGGCAGTCTCGCCTCGGGCAACGGCGAGATCTGGTTCAACGGGGTCAACCCGGGCCATCAACTCGTGCCCGGGCACTCCCCGCAGTGGTTCGGCGATCCCGAGGACAAGCTGGCGCTCGTCGGCGCCGACACCCTCCAACTGGTCGACATGCTCACGGGCGCCGTCGTCCAGTCCTGGCCGCTGGCCTTCAATCCCAGGGTAGGGAATACCTCCGGCATCGCCG